AACGGTAACTCTGATGCAGGCGCTCAACGCTTGTACGACATGATGGACCGCATTCGCAAAGCCCGTACCGGAACATCTAAACAGGGCAAACAGATCAGCCCTGAAAAATACATGCCTAAGTGAGGTCATCATGGCTACCGCAGCAACTACCGGAAGCAATATAGCCACTAACGTTGGTCAACAAACCAGTACGGAATCGTCCCTGTCCAACTGGGCGGGACCTTATGTTACTGAGATGTTGGGTAAGGCGAGAGCGTTATCAGAAGCGCCTTATCAAGAAATACAAGGCCCGTTAACTGCTGGTGAATCGACCTTACAAAAGCAAGCATTCTCAGGTATTGGCGGACTTACTATTCCAACTGAGCAAATGCAAGCTTATACGCCGCAAACGTTTACTAGTCAGGCGGCGCAGCAATACATGAATCCGTATCTGCAAGCCGCATTGGATCCGCAGATTGCAGAAGCGCGTAGACAGGCCGGGATTGAGCGTACCAAATTGATGGGTGGTTTGACGGGTCAAGGCGGTTTGGGTGGTGGACGCCAAGCCATCATGGAGTCAGAACTCAACCGTGCGTTGTTGTCAAATCTTGCAGGTATTACCGGTAAGGGATACCAAACTGCGTATGACAAAGCGATGGAGCAGTTTAATATTGAACAGAATAGACAACAATTAGCTACTAAACAAGCCCAAGATTATGGTTTGAGCACCATACAAAAAATGGCTGATTTAGGTGCTACTCAACGTGGCATTGAACAAGCTGGTATTACAGCTGACATTGAACAACAAAAAGAAGAAAGGGATTACCCTTACAAGGCTTTAGAGTTTCAACGTCAGTTTTTGGCTAATTTGCCTTTGTCAACGTCAAGTTATGGTTATTCTCAACCCGATACTCTTAGCACCATATTGGGTGGTACGGGTGGAATTTTACAATTGCTCAGAGATATTGGCGTAGTTCCCAAATAAGGTAGGCATGACCATGATGAACATGGAACTTTCGCGGTTAATGAATGCATACCGCGGTCAAGAAGACAAGCTGCGTCAACGCGTTCAATTAAGCAATGATTTGTTAGAGCTTATTGCTTATGAGCAACTAACACGCGAAAAACGTAAGCTTATGGCTGAGAAACAGGCGCAAGCCATGCCCCCCGGTGGGTTGCCTACGCTTAGAGATCAAAAAGAAAAAGAAGCTTTTGATCTGACTAAGCAAGAATTAGCCAGTCAAATCGGAGAAACTATTCAACAACAGGATGCTCAACGTCGTCAAGCAATGATGCGTTCTGGTTTGCCGGCCGCGCCGGGTGCGCAAAATGTCATGCCAGAACAAGCGATGGCTGCTGGTGGGATTGTAGCGTTTCAAACTGGAGATGTCGTATCTAGCCCTCAAACTATTGCTGAACAAATTGCAGATTTGTATAGACAGGGGAAGGGTTTTGGCGATATCGAAAAACAAATTGTTGGTCCTGAACCGTCTGGATCCCCAAGAACATCTTCTGGTGCTATTACTCCTGAATATAGAGATTACGATCGGCGGTTGCGCGAATATCGTGCAGCGATGCCTGAGGCTCAAAAACTGTTACGGGAACAACCCCGGACTAGTAGAGCTGCACCTGTAGCTCCGGAAGCTGCCAAACCACAAGTGGTTGGCGCGGCATTGGGACCAGAACCTTCTGCCACACAAGCTATTGCTGCAGCGGGTACGCGAGCGGGCGGAGCCGAGGTATTAACGCCGGACATGATGCTTCCTCCCAAGCCTGAAGCAGCACCTCAGGTCGATAGGTCACCCATTCAAACTAATGTTGATCCCAGAGAAGTGCAAGCCGGAATAGGTGCTTTACAAGCTGGTCAACCATCGGCAACTAACTTGTTACTTGGCGATATGTTGCGCAATCGTATTGCGGGATCATTGGGTGAGGCTGATCAAGCTGCGCCAACGCCGGCTGGATTGGCAGAACTGGCTAAATTGCGAGCCGACATTCAGCGATATGGCACAGAGTTCCCAACAATTTCTCCTGAAATCAGAGCCGCTCGAGAGAGGGATTTGGCTAAGATAGAAGAGGCGTACGCCAGAGCAAGTGATCCTGAAAAACAAAGGTTGGATCGCCTACAAGCGGGATTGTTGGGCGCAGCTGGTCGGCGTGGATTAGGTAGTGTATTGGGTGGATATGGTCAGGCTGCGATGCAAGCGGGTGCCGCTAAAGAAGCTGCCGGACTGCAAGCTCTGAAAGAAATTCAAACTGGTCGTGAAGCGCTACGACTGCAAGATATTGAACAGCAAAGACAGGCTTACCAAGCCAAGGGTAAAGGGCTTGAGCTGGGCAGTAAGATTGCCGAAGTGGAAAGTAAGATTCAATCTGAAATTGGTATTGCCAATCAAAGAATTCGTACTGAACTAGCCAATACTTTAGTTCGATCTGCAGTGCAACATTCTGGCGATGTTGACAAGATCCGGGCTGATTTGGCGCAGCAAGCCGTTAAACTGCAGCTCAATTTGAGTGATAAGGCGTTGGATCGGATGACGCAAATCGCTGTTGCAGAAATTGGGGCGGGTGCTCGAGGTGCAGTTGGACAATCCAAAGAACTTAGTGATTTGACACTACGATTTACTCAAGAGCAAAGTAAGATTCTGAAAGAAAAGAACGACGAGCTAAAGGACAACATTATGTTGTCAGCTGCTATGCGCGTTCCTCCAGAAAAACGTACGCCTGCTCAAAAACAACAAATTGAAGCATTTGAAAAAAAATATGAGGCTCAATTCACGCGGGTGCTTGGTTCTATCTTACCAAGACTCAATGAATTGCGATCTCAACAAGGGTTGGAGCCGTTTTCCGCCTCTTCTGCTCCTTCGTCTGCAGCCGATGCTGGTGTTAGAGTAACAGGTGCCGCTGCTCCACGTCAGTAAACTTTAAGGTGCTGTGATGCCGCAATATCAGGTAAAAGGTCCTGACGGATACACCTATACCATTGAGGCCCCAGAGGGCACTTCTCAAGCCGTACTTCAACAAGCCATTCAAGAGCAAGGCGAAGCAGCTCGGCGTCAAGCTAGGCAACGTACATATGGTGAAGCGTTAGGCACTGATACAGCGGCGGCGCTGACGCGTGGATTGGGAGCGATTACCCAGTTTCCGGCTCAATTGTATGCTTTAGGCACCGGAGATACAGAGACAGGTCTGTATCAACTGGGTGAAAAAATCAAGAAGTACGGAGAAGGTTTAAAGTCTCCCGGCCTGGTAGCGCGGGAGTATGAACGCGCTCGCCGTATTGAAGAAGCGGAAAAATCAGGCGGACAACTTCCTGCCTTTGGCGTGGCGTTTGGTGAAACGATTACTGATCCTGCGCTGTTCAGTTCGTTTATTACTGAGCAACTTCCTCAACTGTTGGGCCCGTTGGGAGCGGCCAAGATTGGTCGTGTTGCAGGAGCGGCTAGAGCAGCATTTGCTAACGCTAGCTTAGAGGAAGGGGCTAAACAGGCAGCTAGATATGGAACAGCTGCAGCTATTGGTACCGGTGCGCTGCAACAAGGCGCCGATGTTGGTGCTGAAGCTTTTGAGAACATGTACAAAGAGTTGGTCAGTCAAGGGATTGACCCTGATGTGGCCAAACAAACAGCTTTGGATCGTGCTCGTGGAGTCGGTGCGTCTGCGCTAGTAATCTCTACTTTGGCCCAGAAGTTGCCGGGTGCCAAGACGATTGAACAGGCGATGGCTCGAGTGCCATTAGCTCGTGAAGCCGCAAAAACCATTCAAACTGATGCGGGTCGTAGGACCATCAGTCGCGCTGGTGAAACCAGACTGGGTTCTGGTATCAAAGGGTTGTTGGGTGAATCTGCTAGTGAGATGTTGGAAGAGGTGGGCGGTAAGCTTGCTGCCAACATTGCGATGCAGACCATTAAACCTGAGCAGTCCCTGACGGCTGGATTAGGCGCTACGGCAGCGTTGGCGGCTATTGGCGGCGGTACGTTGGGTGGAGTATTGGGTTTGTTGCGCGGCCCAGAGCCTGAACAAGCGGCTGCAGCTCCTGTTATACAACCTCCTGCTGCACAACCCCCGTCGCCAAAACCGACAACAGCACAACTACCGTCCGTTCCTCCGGTTGCACCTCCCTCAGTCCCGTCAGAATCGGCTAAACCGCTTACTCCGATTGAACAGGCGAAGACGGATTTGCAGACGGTACAGCAGCAAAGGACGGCAATTGGGGCAGCGTTTGATCAAGCAACTGAACAACAAGCGGCTTTGGCAGCTACACCCAATGTGCCGCCAGATCAATTAAGTGCTGCGGCTCAGCAAGTCGCTCAGTTACAAGCGCAATATCAAAGTTTGTTGGATCAAGAAACATCGATTCAAGAAACGCTGCAGAAGTTGATTACAGAGAGCCGTAAGACGCCGCCTACCGCTCCTCCAACGGTGACGCCGACTGCGGCTGCACCGACTGGCGCCCCGCCTCCGCCCACTACGACGCCAGCTACTACGCCCGTTACTCCGCCTACGGTTACACCGCCTACGGCTGAAATTTTGTCGTTCACCCCAAGTGGTGAAAACACAGAGATCAGGCTATTTAAGAATAAGTCTGGCATGTTTGGTGTCGGAGTATTTGACAAGGACACACAACAGTATTTGCCTGAGATGACGCTTTGGCCTAATGAAAAACAGGCTAGAGAACAGTATGACTCGCAAGTGAGCAAATTGCCGCGGGCGCCGTCTGCTGGGGAAACGGTAACTCCGCCACCGCAAGCGCCGGCAGGCGTGACTGATCCTGCACTTCAGTCAAGGTTAGATGCCGTAGTCAAGGCGTATCGTGACGCCGGCATGAATGACATGGCTGACAATCTATCAAGCCGACAAACCAAAAAGCCTTATAACGAAACTGAAATTGCGTTTCTTGAGGAATCGTCTCGCACCAATATCGCTAAACAAAGATTGATTGAAGGTGCTGCTGCTGGGACTAATACTCCGGTAGAACCCAAGCTACGCACCAAGGAAAACTTGTATGACACTCCATATGAGTTTGAATCAGTACAAGAAGTTCCAAATGACGTTACTAATTTGGTCTTGAATAAACTTAATGACATTTCAAGACAAGTCGCGCAACAAGGCATTCAGATTTCAGATATTGATAATCGATTCCCCAAACCTATTCTGGAGTTTAAAAGCCAGTTTAGTCAATTAAGCGGTCAATTTCTTCGTTATGCCAATCAATTGAAAGGCATGAAACGCGGCTATAAAAGATCAGAACTTACCAAGTTTGAGCAAGCTGAACGTGAACTTGGACAAATGCTAGGCGTTGATCTTAAGCCCTATCGTCCTGAGTTCAAAGCTGAACCAACGATACAGCCAACGGAACCAAAAGCTCCGGTCTCTGAACCATCTACAGAAACTAAATCAGCAGATAAACTGTTTGACGACATCTTAGATGAGGAAATGCCGGATCAGAAAGAAGAAACTGCCTCTAAGTTGTTTGATGCAATTCTTGAAGAAGAGATGCCTGAAAAGGCATCGCCAGCAGGGGAAGCGCCAGCCGCTCCGCGAACAGCAAAAGAGGCGGCTGCTAGTGCTGCCAAGAATGCTGCAGAAGGATTTGATCAAGCTATCGACGGTCTTGTTGAACTTTTTGGCGGCAAACAAAAAGGTCGTTTAAGTTCTGGCATTGGGTTTGATGAGGAAACATACGCTAAAGCCAAGCCATTATTTCAAAAAGCGGTAGCTAGCTTAGGTCGTGCAGTCAAAGATATTGCCGAAGCAATCCGTATCATCATTCAAGAATTGGCTAAACGGCTTAACAAAGCACAGATTGCCAATCTCAAACCTTATGTTGTTCGTTTTGTAGAAGACGAAGTTAAAAGTGAAAAACCACCGTCAGAACCGCCCGTTGAAAATGATCGAGTAAAACTAGCTAAATCGTTTTTGCAAACGTTTAGGGATGGCAACGGGTTTGCAAATATCAATGCCGCACGACAAGCTGCCGGTAATGTGCTTGGCCGGAAGATTGAACCCGGTACGTCTGATGCCAAACTGGTTGATGAGGCGGTAGAACTTGCTGGCGTAATGTATGGCCGGGAAGTGGTAGAAAAAGAAGAATATACGGAGGATATTTATAACCGGCTTGTTGAGTTTAACAACAAGCAGATGCCTACTCTTGGAGTTCGAGATAGCGTCAGCATTGCCAATCAAGCCTATAGCACACCGTTGCCACTTGCTCACGCGGCTATTGAGTTGTCGCAACTGTATGAGCTAGGCGGTACGATCTTAGAACCTACGGCTGGTCAAGGCGCTTTGTTGATAGCAGCCAAACCGCAGAGCGCTTTTGTTAATGAAATCAATCCCGACCGAGTAGCGGCACTTGAATCCCAAGGGTTTAAGGTCAACCAGCAAGATGCTGGTTCAATGAAATTTCAGCCCAAGGCTGTAGATGTAGTGCTGACCAATCCTCCGTATGGCGAGGGTGATCAGACTTATAACATCGATGGATTTGAGACTAAGCAGCGTGATCATGCGATTGCGTTGAACGCGCTCACGGCTATGAAAGATGATGGCCGTGCTGTTCTGTTAATCGGCGGACCAAACCGTTTGGATGAGGATTCGCGTCGAACTGCTTATCGCGGCAAATCTAAGCGTGAGTTCTTCTACAAACTTTACAATGAGTACAACGTTGTAGATCACTTCACGGTTGCGGGTGATCTATACGCTAAGCAAGGTACGACCTATCCCGTTGATATGATTGTTATCGACGGTCGGCGTGCTAACGCGACACAGCGTTTGTTGCCGGCTGCTGCATTGCCGCGGCTTATTGAAAGTTGGGATCAACTAAGGGGAGTATTGGATGGCACAAATATTGACATGGGGCCCTTCCGGGGACGAGAGGAGGCTCCTGGGGGCGATACAGGGGCCGAAGGGGCTGCGCCTAAACCCCCAACAGCACCGCCTACAGTTGGAGGTGAGGCTGAAGAAACTGGCGGAGAAGGCAGACGACCAAGAACTGGCGCAGGTGGAGAGCCTACTACACCAAGCGGGCCTGCTGGAGGTGCCACTGGAGAGGGACGAGGTGCCGCTCCTGCTCCTAGCGGAGAACCCGGTGGTGAAAGACCTACTGGAGAAGAGGAGGGTGCCGGGATCGGGACTGCCGAAGGTGTTGGAGAAGAACGACCCGGAGGCGGAGGAGGTTTACAACCAAGCGAGCTTGCTCCAGTGGATAGAGCCGCTGCTGCGGGGGCGCCTCGAGCACGACTGACGGAAGAGCAGACACAGCGTCTGCAAGTTCCGTATAACAACTTCTCGCGTAATAAATCGGTTAATACTTTAGTTGCTACCAATCATCTCACGCCTATTGAAGATGCGTTTGCTAAGTTGCGTGAGAAAGTTGGCGATATTGATAATTACGTTCAAAACAAACTGCAATACACGTCGGAAGAATTTGCCAAAGCTTTTTCCGCCGAGCAGGTCGAAGCGTTAGCTCTATCGATCTACAACATTGAATCCAACCGCGGGTTTATCATTGGAGATCAGACTGGTATTGGTAAGGGCCGTGTTGTGGCCGGCATGATTCGCTACGCCATGTTAAACAAAAAGGTCCCGGTGTTTGTCACGCAAATGCCGGATCTGTACGGCGACATCATGCGAGATTTAACGGACATCGGGATGTCTAATGTTCGTCCGTTGATGACCAATAACAACGCCTCAGTTCCTTTGGATGCCGAGGCTTTGCAATGGTACGGAGAGAAACAAGAGATTGAAGCCGACATTCAAGAGGTAATGGAAAACATTGCCGATGTGGCTGCTATAGATTTAGGTGACAAGTTTACTAGTTTGGAAGGTGACGCTCGAGACAAAGCGTTGACAGCATTTGCGCGTACGTCTACTAATCCAAATGTTGTGGAAATGCGAGCGCAGATAGCCGAACTTCGTTCTTCAATCCCTGAGCGCCGTGGCAAATTCCTTGAAACGCCTGATCTTAAGCGTCACGAGGCCGCTCTCAAACAGATGATGGACAACAATTCACTGGGCAACTATGACGTAATCTTTACGACATACGCTCAGATGGATCCAAAGAACTCTGGCAAACCTAAGCGCAACAAAGAAACTGGTTTCATGCAGTATCCCAAACCAGAACTTTTCTTCCGCCATGAGTTTTTAGATCAATTTATTGATGATAACTCCATGTTGATCATGGACGAGTCGCATAACATTGGCAAACGATCTGGCGAGAATCAAGCTACCGGGCGCGGTAACATTGCCCGTCAGTACATTGACAAAGCCGGCAGTGTTTTCTATTCGTCTGCTACGTTTGCAAAGAATGTTGATGTACTTGATGCGTACAACAAAACTGATATTGGCATGGCGTTTCCCGATGCACCACAACGCCTTATAGATGCTTTGTCATCTATTCCGATGCAACAAGCTGTGTCGGCAATGTTGGTTAAAGCAACACAATATCTACGCCGTGAACGATCGTACGCCGGGATATCGTACACAAACGAAACAGTGGAAGTAGATCAAGAGGCGGCGGAAGATTTAGCTACTGCGATGCGCGACATCGTGGCGTTTGACGAACTTAAAGCCAAATCTGTCCGTAACCTACAGGCGGATCTAGATACACAGGGCGAAGTAATGGAGGACGGTTCGCTCGCCGCGCCTCAGGTCGAAGCCACTAACTTTACTAGCGTCATGCATAACGTACTGGGTACGTTCTTGCTGTCGTTAAAGTCTAAAGAAACAGCAGACCTAGCCATTGCTGCTATCCGACGTGGCGAGAAACCAGTCATCACGGTTTCCAACACAATGGAAATGTTTATCAAAGATTTTGCTGAGGCCAACAATATCAAGGTAGGTAATGTACTGGAGGCATCGTTTGCTGATGTGCTCGAGCGTTACCTTGAGAAGGTTCGCACAGTCAAGATTTCTTATCCTGACGGTCGCAAATTACCGCACTACCTCACAGATGATGAGCTTGGCGATGAAGCGTTGTCGGCATACGAAGATACGCTAGAGTTCATTCGGGCGATGGGCCGGACATTAGATATTCCGATTTCACCAATTGATGCCATCAAAGAGCGGATTGAAGAGGCTGGATACTCGATTGGTGAAATTACTGGTCGTGGCACTGTTGTTTCTACCAAAGACGGTGTTGCCAGATTAGCGCCCAGAAAAAAATCGGAACTTCGCACCGCGGGTAAAAAGAACACTATCGCTAAGTTTAACGAGGGTCAGATTGATGCGTTGATCATTAACCGGTCTGGATCTACCGGTCTATCAATGCATGCGTCAGAGAAGTTTGCTGATCAGCGTCGGCGCGTAATGATTCTGGCGCAGGCTGAACCGGACATCAACAATCACGTTCAGATGTTGGGGCGGATTAATCGTACTGGCCAAGTTACTGATGATGGGTTAGCGCCTGAAGGATTGCCGGCTGTATTTGGGTTGCCGTACTACATCCAATTGTCGGCAAACGTTCCTATCGAGCTTCGCCCTGCGGCTGTGCTGGCTAATAAGATGGCAGCACTTAGTGCTAACACGACCGCTGGCAGGAAGACTGCTACTCAGGACGTAAAGACTCCTGATTTTATGAACAAATACGGAGATCGAGTAGCGGCAGAGGTCGTTGGAGGATCTGATCTTAACGCGACACTAGGATTCCCAGTTAAGTTTGACGAAAACCAAAATCCTAAAGTTGAAGGCGCGATGGCCAAGGTTACGGGCCGGATTGGGTTGTTGCCGCTTAAAGAACAGTCGGCCCTCTACAAACAGTTAATTGAGGAATACAACAATCAAATAGCTTTGATTGAATCTCTTGGTCAGAACGATCTCGAGGCTCAAGTCAAACAGTTAGATGCAAAGGTGCTAGAAACGTTTGAACTTCAGGCGCAGGATGCCGGAACCGATAGTCCGTTTACTGCACCAGTGGTTCTGCAGGTCGTGGATGCAAAACGGCTGACCAAACCTTTAAAGCTTGATCAAGTTAAAGAGTTAGTTACAAAAACACTTAATGGTGCTACGCCAGCTGCCAATCGTCAAAAGCAAGTTGCAGATTTTATAACTGCAACTAACGCTGATATTGAGACGCTACGTCAATCGTTGCCAAAAGATGCGTCAGAAGATTCAAGAACTGTTGTACAAAAACAGATTGATGCAATTCAATCTGCGCAAACTATTTTTAGCAATCGTCTCCCACGCATTGATCAAGTAGTTAGCCTAAAAAGTAAAGACGGGTTTTTGTTTGGGATTGTCGTAGACGTAAAGAAAAAAGGGCGCACCAAGTCAGCTTCGTCACTTAGTGACTGGGAAGTTAAGTTTGCCCTTGTCAACGGCGCTGCTCAGATGATGACGCTACGGCTAAGCCAATTAGCTGGAGCAAACGAATCAGAATCGGCACAAGCAGATAAGATTGTGCTCGATAACGCCACAACAATGGCTGTCCCAACAGAAGACGGATCTGGAATTGAGGAAATCCCTATTCCTCAAGCGTTTGACCGTGGTCAACTAGGTACCCGTCAAAAACGTTACATTATTACTGGCAATTTGTTGCGTGGAAAACAAGCTGCAGGTGGTGGAAATCTAGTCAGTTACACCGACGATCAGGGCAACCTTCTCCAAGGTTTCCTGATGCCGATCGGGTTTGACTATAAAAAATTAATTGCCCAACAAGCGGCAGCTATCACATCACCACAAGCTGCGTTGGAACTGGCGAACTTAGGTGGTACGGTAATAGACAAGTTGCGCATGGGTGAGACGTTTAAGCTGACTAAAGATAAACGTGTTCCAGATCATTATCAGATTGAGGTCAGCAAAGGTGGCATTGGGAAACAGATTGTTAAAGATCGCGACGGCATGTATTTCGTTTCTGTTGGAAACAAGATGCGCGCCACGATTGTTTCCCAAGAAGCTGCAACCAATCTTTTGATTAAAGTTCTCAGTAGTTCTGGATACAATTTAGATTTGGTTGCAGATATACGGGACCGAGATACCAAAAACATCATCGATGCTCGGAACAAGCCCACTAATCCTCCTCTGCAGAATATTATTCCTATTCAACCTGTTGCTCAGAAAGCCAAGGTACAAACTAAGCGTCGTATTAAATATCTTTCTAAGCAGCATTCCGAAGGCATCATTGGTGATGCAGCGTTTATAGATGGTGTTAAAACAGCGTTAGATAAAGATACTGCGCCAGAACGTGCGCCTCGAGTGCGTGGTGCAGACTACATCAAAGAACGTCTGTTAAATGCTCGTCGTCGCGGATTGTTGTCTAATCAAGATGTTGATTTGGCATCTTGGTTCATTGATCAAAATCCTGCTTTGGTAGACGATCTTGGTATCAGTATTCGTCAAACCAAGCAAGAAGGGGTCGCTGGATTTTACAATGCCATTGCGAGGATCATTAATTTAATTCCTCAGACTGAAACCAATAACACAACAATTCACGAAATCCTGCACCACTTAGAAAGGATGTTACCGCCTGAGTTGCAGCAAAAGATTCGTGATCGTTGGTTAATGGACTTGACGGCTGCTGCAAGAAAAGCCAATACGCCAAACGAAGTTAAGTTCTTTGAGCTGCTCTTAGATTTCCATCTCAATCCCCCAGAAGCGGCGGTCACGGCACAACTGGAAACAGTTAAGTCAATGATTAAAAACGGTGACGTGCCGTATGATTATTATCAGTACGTCAATCCGTCTGAGTACTGGGCGGTTAACGCGACCCGTATTCTTGAGAACCGTTTTGAGTTTGGGGAAACCGCATGGGGCCGGCTCAGAACTTGGCTTAAAGAGTTTGGTCAAAAGATCAAAAGTATATTGGGTCTGAAGTCTGATGCAGTCATCATTAAAGCAATCAATAGTTTGGTTGCTGGCGATGGTAAATATCAATCGTCCACGTTACTTTTTGAAGATGAGCAGCCGGAACAGATCATTAGTACGCCGGCCAATCGCTTGGTAACGGAAGCTCAGAAGTTCCTGCAGAAACGCAAAGTGCTGCAGGCTGAGGACTTTGAAGGCGTTGATAAAGAACTCTTTGACAAACTGGTCCCAATCTATACGCCACAACGTGCAACGATCATAGACAAAGTTGCCGCCATGAAGGATAACTTCTGGCGTCGTTTGGCTCAGGGTGTGGCGGATCAATATCGTACGATCCGAGAATACTCTGAACGGGCGTACATGATGGCTCGTATGTCGCGAACCATTGATGGGGCGCTGGAAGGGTTAATGTTTAATGGGCAGGTTTTCCTGAGAGATGGCGCTCTGGATATTGCTCAGAATACAGAGGGACTGCTAGAGATTCTTCAACCTCTTGGTAAAGAGGTGGATAGATTCTTAATCTGGATGGCTCTGAACCGTGAGGCTCAGTTGGCGATATCGGGTAAGCACTCTAAGTTTGAAGATATTGACGAACTGATGGAGCGTCGCAACGAACTGGCAGACGGTGAATTGGATGGTCAAAATCGGCGTCAGTTGTACATACAGGTTCGCAATAAATTCAATGTGCTAAATCGTTCTGTGTTGCGTGTGGCCATGCAGCAGGGCCTGATCATGTCTACGGAACAGGAGATTGAGCGTACGCAAAATCGAGATGATCTGACCGATGAGCAGAAAGCCGCCAAGATTGAGGATCTGCAGAACAATCCAGTTGGATACGAACGATTTGCGAATGACATCTGGTACATCCCGTTCTACCGAGAAATGGAAGATGGGATGCTGAGCGGGGCGATGGATTCGACTGGGTTGCCCAATCAGTATTTCAGCAAGAACATTGAGGGTGGCGAAAGTCCGATGGGCGATCTTATGGAGAACATCGTCCGGAACTGGAGTCACATATTGTCTGCGTCTATGAAGAACCGGGCGTCGATAGAAACTCTCAATGCAGCGGTTGATCAGCAAGGCGCCGCGGTCAATTTACGGGCGCCGTATGTCATGCAGGGTGGATTGGTGTATGTCCGAAGCACGGGTGAGCTTGCTGGCGGCACGGGCGAGCTGCAGGGCTGGATGACCTCTATGGGTTCTGACACGGTCAAGGTGATGATCAAGGGGGTGCCGGCCTACTTTAACGTGCTGGATCCCTTGTTGTTGGAATCAATTTCATCAATTGGCTACATGGGACCGCAAGGCAAGTTTGTCAGCGTCATGCGGGACTTTAAGAATCTGTTGCAGTTTGGCGTTACGGTATCGCCGGCGTTTAAGGTACGCAACCTGTTCCGTGACTCAATTCAAGCTGCAGCTTTGTCTGGATATTTAGATATCTATGAAGGTTGGAAAGGGACCGAGAAAACCAATCCCCGATACATTTCTGCGTTGGCTGGCGGAGCAATCTTCAACTTTGGGTCTATCGTTGAAGGCGATCAAGCGGCATTGGTTAAGCGGTTGATCAAGCTTGGCGTTAACTCCGATACCATTTTGAACACGCCAGATAAAGTTCAGAACGGCATTATGTCGTTGTGGAATAAGTATCAAGATTGGGGCAATCGTTCTGAAGCGGCTAATCGTATTGCCTTGTACAACAAGTTAATTAAAAACAATAAAGATCATCTTGAAGCATCATTTATGGCTAGAGACTTGCTGGACTTTTCCATGCAAGGTTCATGGCCAGCATTTAGATATCTATCTCAAATCGTTCCGTTCTTTAACGCTCGTGTGCAAGGCTTGTACAAACTAGGTAGGGATGGTATTTCGCCAACCGTGCGGGTGTTTTATAACACTGTCACTGGTAAAGAAATGACTACGCCGGAAGAGTTAGAACAAGCTGAGATTGATAAACAGAAAGCTAGAACCTTTACTACAGTCACGGCAGGTGTGATTGTGGCATCCCTTGCTCTGTACTTTGCTTTCAAGGATGACGAAGAATACAAGAAACGTAACGACTGGGATCGGGATAACTTCTGGTGGTTTAAGTTACCCAACATGGATTACGCAGTTCGTATACCCAAACCCTTTGAGATTGGAGCATTTGGAACTTTAGCTGAGCGTGTAGCTGAGCAAATGTTCAGTGAGGGTGCTGAAGGTAAACAGCTTGAAGACAGTATGAAACGGATGATCTGGGATACATTTGGATTGAATCCTACTCCGCAAATGTTCAAACCTTTGGTCGATCTGTATGCCAATAAAGATTCCTTTACTGGCGCTCCAATTGAATCAGCCGGCCTCGAGCGGTTATCCAAAGAAGAACGGAAGACGGATAACACTAGCCCGTTGGCTATCGCTCTAGGGGGAATTACCAATACGTTTTTGCCGGAGAAAGCCGAGATCAGCCCCGTACAGGCTGAATATGCGATCAAGAGTTATTTTGGTTGGCTAGGTGGCACCGTTGCGTGGGCATCCAAGTATGCTGTGGCGCCGTTTAAAGAAGGTGCGTATCCAGATGAACGCTGGACAGATTCAATCAGCCTTGGGTTTATTAAGACACTACCGTCTACTCAATCTCAATACGTTACTTCATTCTACGAGAACGCTAGACAGATTAGCCAAGCCTATGCCGATATGCGCCACTATGCCGCGGTTGGTGATTCTGCCAAAGTTCAACAGATTCTTGAGGATCGTGGCGACAAGGTGGCGTTGGCTAAGATGTATGACAAAGCTTCGGATCAAATGGCTCAACTGCGTCAAAGTATTCGTTTGATTACCGAAGATCCCGTGATGAGCGGATCAGACAAACGGGCGCAGATTGATACGATTCAGCTGTTGATCATAGATATCGCCAAACAAGCCGAGGACCTGCGTAAAGCTACCAAGAAGTAGACGGATCGAAGGAAGAACTTAGACGTTCAATGGTAACGTTTAAAGCGTCTAATTCTTCCATCTTCCGTATGCGCCAGAGTTCTTTGGTGCCGTGCCAATTTCGATGACAGTCTTGGCATAGAGCCACTACACAATACTGTAGGGATTGCTTAATGTGATGCGCTTCGCTTGGGCCGGGTGCGTCGCACACTGAACACGGTAAAAGTTTAACCGCGCCAATGTGCGCCCGTTGTTTTGCGGTTAGCTTGTTATGCATATTACCTATGCATTTCCCTGAGTTTCTGCTGATAGTGCCGCAACTTGCCGGCGTCATCAGAATCTTTACGACCTTGTCGCATAGCGTACTTAATGATGTTGCCCTTAAGAAACCCTATGAACTCTTCACGGGTTAGCAAAGATTCCATCACAGTCCAAGGTTGCACTGGCATATCTTTGTAATGTGACCCTCCAACTTGAAGATCATCGGCTTTTTGATCTTGTTCCATAGTTTCGTAAATCCTCATGCGATCTTTAATCAAATCATTCAAAGTAGTCATCGTCTTCCTCCGGCAGTGGAACATGTAACAGATCTCCATATTCAAGATACAATTCGTTCCAAAGACTGTGATTAACTTTCATAATACGCCGACTGCTGGCATCAAATTCACCAATCTTTTTTTCCTGCAAATCGTGCATAATTTCAATTACATTTTTTCTAAACATTGGTGGATCAATGTCCAGCATTTCCAAATAGCCATCAGAATGCGTAGTAAAAATAAATCGACACGCTGATAACGCTTCCGGATGCAATCTCATTTTATTATTGTTCTGATGAATGCGTATAGGTTTACGCGTTAAGTCTCGTAACGCCAACGATACAACAGCCGCTAACAGGCGTATCTCTGGTGGATTTGAAAACTGTTCCATGTTGGGTTGTGCCGACATAAAGCTTGGCAATGACGTATCGTGCATATCTCTCTCCTAAAATGGTGCTTCGCCGCATTCAGTCATCATATCCGCGAACTTGGGGGTACGAGTTTTGGATTGGTCTGTTATACAAGATTCTGGCGGAGGTGCTGATGATTTCAGTAACTCTTTCGGAAACGGCCACACTAAGGGCGGATTTCGTAGAGACCCATTGATATGTGGTTTTGTGTGGGATTTTCTTGGCATGCCCATTTTTCTCCATTTGTTTGAGCGCACGACGAACTGTGCTTATATTGATTAGAAACCTATCGGCAAGTTCTTGGGGGCTAACCCCAGACTTACGACCATCTAGATAAGTTTTGATTTTTTCAACAGCAGACATCTTTCCATCCTCAACGGTTTTCAAATTGAATTCTTATTTGTTGATGCAGCAAACGTGTTTCTACAATCATGTGTTGGCATATTTCCTTGGCGGTGATTGCATCTTTAGCTAACAAAGCGTTTTGCAAATCTTTTAGCATATGATTAATTTTAATCACGCTTTCGATGTAATCAACCATCATCAGTTCCTAAAAATTCTTTTGCTGTTTACAGCCCAACGCAAATCGTTTTCTACATATTCATCTTGATACGTTCTATGGTGAGAGTTATAAACCCCAATTAGTTTATTAAGTATGCGCTCATCCGGATGCGCGGTTGCAGAAAACTTGTCTCGAATGTAGTAAACCCAGACATCTCCTTGTGAACGTTTGATTTTGTTTTGCACACGTTCGATAGCGCTTTCAATATCCAACATTATTTTCCTTTCCTTTCTTTGATCATTTGACGGGAGATTTCAAAAGCTTCCTTGGGATCAGCTCCGCTTAGCAAAGCAAATGCTGCAAACCAATCAACTAAAGTAAGCTCTTCGATAGGTGGCGTACGTTCGGTCAGCAACCCATCTATGCCTTCAGCTTTTACCTTTGCCACGTTTTGTCTCCTTGGGTATTAGGTTGCTAAGTTTCCTTGCCGCCATTTCACTAAGCGGTAGTTCTTTAAACGACCAGCTTTTAAAGAACGCGTCATTGCGAAGTAGCCGAATGCAATCTTCGATACCTTGTTGGCGTCCAATATCTAAAGTGTTTTGATGTTTAAAGTACGCCTCGAGAGCATCTCTGATGACAGCAGAAGCTTTGCGTTGAGCAGCCGCGGCTCTGATTTGGTTGTACAACGGTTCTGGCAAATGGACCGAATACGGTATCAACTTGTTGGTTAAACTTTTGTAACGGTTTGTTTCCACAATTGAAATCCTTCATGGAGTCGGATGAACTTTTTAGCGGCATCCGAGTTAGTGTTTAACTCTGTGCGTGATTTCACTCCAAGATATTCTCGAAGCACTTCGATTGCTTGATCTTCGGTATAAACGTCATCTATAGACTCCGTGCGGAGGAATAGATGGAACTCTTTATCCCTACAAAGTATGCCGGCAACTTTAACCAGATCGGACGTTTGTTTGGATTTAGAGGGTTCTCTATCTAACCGAGTCATGGAAACACGATAGTGCGCCCCAACAAAAGACCGGAGCATGTCCTCCGGAATCTCGTCGGGGTGTATCCGAAGTGTCAGCACATACCCAGTAGCATCTTGCTTTATCGCTACTTTGATGGCTTCAAATTGGACGTTCATCAGAAGGGAATCTCTTCGTCTTCTGCAGGTTTTTTATTCAACTTACCTGCCAAAATTTGAAGATCGTTACCGATGATCTCAGTAACGGTTTGTTTGGCACCATCTTTTTCAAAGGAGCGGTACTGAATTCGCCCCTCGACAAAGATCATAGTGCCTTTGCCTACCCGTTCTCCAACCATATCTGCCAGACGTTTGTAGAACACTACCCGATGCCATTGAGTGTCATCAACCCATTCATCACCCTGTTTTTTCTTGTAGGTCGTGGCAAGGCTGATAGAGACGACTGTATCCCCATTCGGCAAATGCTTCAGTTCTGGATCGCGCCCGACGTTGCCTATCAAAGTAACCCGATTCACACTAGACATGATCATCCCTCAAGTTTGTTTTTGGCGTCTCGAAACATCACGAGAGCTTTGTCGTGAGCTGCAGCGTCGCACGACTTCAAGTTATCCCAGATTTCTCGGTTGACTTTGAAGATTTCCCGTACGTCTGCAGAGGTGGTTGCAAACTCCAGAGTCGTCTGCAGCATACCCATCACCGCGGTTACCCAACTTTCCGAATCGCCGTCTTCGTTTAAGCCAATCGACAGTTGCCAACTACCCGGCTTCCCAGATACTTTTTTGGGAGGCTTGGGTGCGTCAGAACCGGCCACTGGTTTGACTTTGGTCTCGGTTGGTTTCGGAGACTCGGCCCCGGCGGATGCATCGATGATGTCGTGCTCGACAATCTCCATCGCAGCTAGCCAGAGGTAGCGCCTTTGGTAACTTTCAACCGCTCCCAGATTCTGAATGGGATGCGCCCCCTTGAGGTTGGCCTCGGCCATAGGGCTGCAGATGACGATCTCGCTGCTGTCCTCCACGTCCCTAATGACCAAACAGGCGGTTTCGCTGTTGAAAGAAACGATACTTGCCAATCCAAGGTCATGGAATATCTGCATGGTCTGAGGGAGAAAATCTGCCAGTTCAAAGTATTTGTAACCGGCAAACTTGTTTTCTCCGCTCTTCTTCAGTTCCATACCCTGAAGCTTGATGCGAGCCTGCATGAGCTTCTTATAGACGTTCATTTAAGCTACCTTCTTTGCTTTGGGCGGACGGCCGCGTTTACGTTTCACAGTGACGGTTGCTGCCGCTGCGGCGGGCTCGGGCGGCTTTTGTTGAGCCACTAGTTGTCGGCTGATGTTGTACAACACCTCGTCTGAATGGCGTTTTACCGCGGCCAAGACGAACATGGCGTCTTCATTGGTCAATCGAATCGTGAGCATTTTCGGCTTTCCATTGTTGGTACTGATCGCAAAATCCGGATACGGGGCAGTAGCCCTCGCATCGGACCCGTGAGCCCGGTCTGACTTCTATGAAATGGCCGGCGGGTTGGGCTGCAAGATCCCGGTCGGCGTCTTCTCGAACCTCGTAGACTTTCTTAGCTCGTTTACCTCCTTCTTTCATTACGGCATACATGGTTGGGCGTTCCCACATTTGATCGGACGTGCAGGGCCGCATAGGACTTTCCAGAGATGCGTCTAGCAATGCGTCACTGTGCTCATCTAACCGGGCTTTAATGAACGCTATACGGTCTTCCATAGGCCATAGCGGAATCTCAATGGTCACTATTGGAGCCTGTGGGTAGTCCGGATTCTTGGTTTCGCGTTCTTTCCAATCGCGGATGATGGCAATGATCTGCAGCTTCTTGACCACTTGTTTTTTGACCGCTTCAACCAACCACGCATAGATGTTCAGTTGGTTGACCCAATCTTGCTTTTCAGTCATCACGGTCCAGCTGGAAGTGACTTTGTAGTCATTAATTATGATGCCGTCTTCCTCAACTTCTTGGAGGTCGATTGCACCAGATATTGTCCAGCCATCTAGATGACTGGTCAGGCGCTGTTCGACTATGTGATGCTCATCTTTGCCGTGTTCCAGAATGTTGTGGACGGCGCTACCAAACAGGGACCAAACCATGTCCGCGGCATCTTGTTCCAGCTCATTCCAATGCATGCGCTTGAGTTGGACAATCCGCGGCGAATTGATCAATTCGGTAGCAGAAATATGTGCCGTGCCCTTGTTATAGGTTGGACGGTGCAAGACATTGACGATCGTCTGTGGAAGGTTACGTTTGTTGGTAATCTTCACGACAAAATCCTCTTATCACTTTTTAAGTTGTCGCAGAACGAAGCGTACAAATCATCGCGTTTTTGCGCCGGCATATCCATCACCTCGGCTACCGTGATCACCCCTACGATGAACGCCATCAGAGCTTGAATCGGCGTCACCTCTCGCTCTGCAGTTGTCAACATCTGTTCCAAAAACTTCTTAGCCGCGGCAGCATTGTTTAGCCAGTTCTCCATGCTTGCTTCCCAGTCTTGTTCTGATTCCATCGCTCTCTCCTAACAGGTACAAGGGAGCGCATCCTAACAGGTAGCTTTGCATCGTGTCAACAACCACGTTTAATATTTCGGAATGAGAGCCGCTCGAGTCGATGCCAATCAGCAGGAGATCGTAAAAGCCTTACGATCAGTAGGGGCTTATGTCCGGGTGATTACTCAGGGTGATGGGTTGCCGGACTTGTTGGTGGGTTACCGCGGGGTGACCTTGTTGATGGAGGTCAAAGACGGATCCAAACCGCCATCAGCGCAGAAGTTGACAGAGGCAGAACAGAAGTTTTTTGACGAGTGGACAGGGGGGGCGTTGATCAAAGTGACCTCAGTCGAGGATGTCATTGCCGCCCTAAGGAAATTTGGGTAAACTTGGGTCTCTCTCTCCTTCGTTTGAAGTTTACAGGGCTCCCTCTCCGGCCCTGTTTTTTTTTGCTTGACAAAAGTTTTTAAGCCTCGGATAATCCGTTCCGTTGGTGTGAGAGCCGACAGAGCCGTCTAGCCTGACTCCGACCCCAGTAGGGGTAACCTAAGCAGCAAACTTAGGTCTCTCACCGGGGTCAGCCTAGACGGTTTTTTTATCTCCACATCAGCCGTACTCCGCACGTTAGCAAGGGCCTGAATGGGCTGCGCGGAAGCAAACACACGGCGTCGATACACCCCCGAATGTCCGTTACCAGCCTGTCAGTGAGGGACTGGTGTAGGTATGGTTAACAAGGGTGGTAGACAAGGACCATACCGAACGAATCGCTGCCTCCGGGGAGCTTGGGTAGCACAAAGAAAAGTGCTGCTGGAGCAGGGATGGTTTAGCTACCACCCCTTGGGGTTGTTGTAAGCTTTTGAAATCAACAGGTAGGAATTTTTTTTCTTGGGTGTTGACTTTTGTATGGCAAAAAGCGTAAGGTTTGGACTTTGATAACTAGTTATCAAAACTTTTAAGGAGAACTGGATGTACCTCAAGCTAGATAACATCGTTGTGGATGCGAAATTTCAGTCTCGAGTTCAGTTGGACAGGGAGAAGATTGAGGACTATGCGGAGCTGTACAACGACGGGGTGAAGTTCCCGCCGGTCAACGTAGTGATGGTGGACTCGGTAGGTGCCGTATTGGTAGATGGCTTCCACAGGTTTAAGGCGGTAGAGCAGCTTGGGGACTTTGAGATTGAGGTTGTTGTGCTGCCGGGGAGCACCGAGGATGACGCGTTGCTAGCGTCTTGCGCGGCGAACAAGGCACACGGACTTAACCGGACGGACGCGGACAAGCGTAAAGCGGTAGAGCAGCTGTTGGCGCATCCCAAGTTCAGCAAGTGGACACAGCGGGAAATTGCGAAGCATTGCGGCGTTACGCAGCCGTATGTTCACAAGATTATGAAAGACATGGAGATCCCGTCGCCGCGGCCCCGCAGCGCACCCAATCAGAAGCCTGTGAAAGAGGTTCCGGAGGTCAAAGCAACTCCTGTGGTGGAACCTGTTGAACCGCAGCAGGTTGATAACGAAGATCTGCAGGTGTTGGTCGCGGAGAACGAGCGGCTGCAGGAGCAGATAGCTTTGGGAACGTTACCTGAAGAGGACCGAGAGGCGGGTCGTCGGCTCATGGACGACATGAAAGCTGAAATCAAGTTGCTGCAGGCTGAGTTGAAGACGGTAACGACCAGTCGTGACACGTTTCAAGCAGAGAACGCACAACTGAAGAAGCAAGTCATTGCACAACAGCGGCGAATCAAAAAACTGGAACAAGAACTTATGCAGAAAGCGGCGTAATTGTTGGAATTCTTAAGAAGGTGGGGCAATGATTAATCGCGTGACTGCAATTGTTCTATTGACTTTGAGCCTAAGCGTACAGGCTGAGTTCAAGGATGGGAATGATCTTTTGAAAGACCTTGAATCAAACAACCTAGTCGATGAAATGGTGGCCCTTGGATACATCATAGGGGTGTCGGATGTAGGAGTCGGAATCATTCACTGTGTGCCACACGGGGTGCGGGCCAAACAACTGGTGGACATGACCCGCAACTACCTTAAGCTATATCCATCTGACCGACATTTATCCGCAGACACGCTGATTAATCGGATGTTGAAGGCGCAATGGCCCTGTAAGAGGAGCAATACATGAGCTATGTTTTTGCGTCTTTGCCCCCGGTTAAATGCTTTGTCAGGCGGGAATTTCTCTACAACTTTCATAAAGGGCATGGAGAGTTAGAGCCTGCCATCTGGATCAGTTTAAAGGCGTTGCGGGGTCAGGTATTTAGGATTGAGTCTCTCCTTCCTAACTACGGCGCTCTGTACGACAAACTTCCCATCCATGCTTATGTATGGAAAGAAGACGCTACCAACCTTCCCATAGATGTTTTGCAACTTTGGGATTGCATGGGGTATCGGTTTACGGTGGGCGAGAAGATTGGCCTTAGAAACCTTGGCGTGAAGTTCCTTGGCAAAGACCGGGAGTGGCATTTCGGAAATTACATGTTCACGGTTGACTTCTGTGCCGATGGGATGGATCTTGACACCGGATTCAGCGAACAGGCTGAGGAGCATAAATCCTTCAACTTTATTCGGTTGGAGGGGGGTCAGTTTGCTGTGCAGCCAAACAATCGATGCCTCTGGTATGACCAGAGTCTGGTGTCACCGATTTCTAAGTCGCCAGATTTTGAGGCAGCAAAACAGTTCTGGTCTGTAGATGGCACACGGAAATGGACAACAAGCGACGATTGGTTCTACGACATAAAGGAACGAAATGAATTGCCCTAAATGCCAAGGTAAAACCAAGATCACTAGATCCTTTGATTTGTTTCGTAAACGCCTCTGTCTCGGATGCGGATTTAAATTCGTGACCGAGGAGGTGATACGGCAAGACGGAAAGGTGCCATTTAAATGACCCGAGAAGACATCATCAGGATGGCGCGAGAGGCAGGGCACGCTATTCGCAACATTGACGGCGAGGATGAGGTAATGGATGGCGATAACTATCACATTCAAACAGAACTCATTGAACGCTTCGCCGCCCTTGTCGCTGCTGCCGAGCGTGAGGCGTGTGCGAAGGTGGCTGAATTGGTCGCCCGTGAAATCGACGACACCAACGGCACCGCCAGCTACATCGTCGCAGCCATCCAAGCAAGGGGAGAGAAATGACCAAACTACAACCAGTAGCAATCTCAGACAAGTACAAGGAAGCCGCAGCGGAGATGCTGCACGAAGCGATTGACGAGAACCCAGACACGGCAATCATCGTCTTGTTCTGGAAAGATCGTGGGCAATTCAAGATCAAGACAAGTGCTACGCAAGACCGACTCCAACTGATCGGTGCGCTGACCGAGGCGCTGCACAAAGTTGTTAATGATGGGTATTCATCATGAGCATTGACGCAATGAAACAGGCGCTGACCGCGTTGGAGCGAGGTGAAACCCAGTTGCGCTATGAAGCCATCACCGCCCTCCGCGCTGCAATCGAGCAGGCGCACGAGTCGCGCCAATGGCAAGGGCTGACGGATGACGAGATCAAAGAAATCATTGGCCCATGGGGTGAAACGCCAATTAAAGGCTACACCCGCAAGTTGTTTGATCAAATCGAAGCCAAGCTGCGGGAG